CTACTTTGGACTTTGACCCGTTCCGTAATCGCGATCGCGAAGACGACTTTTACGACAATTTGGCAGAGTTTCTACCTGATTCGGTGCTTTCCCAAGTTTCGAACGAGCTCATGGATCAATACAGCGCGAACCGTGCATCGCGACAGGATTGGGAAGACGCGTACTCCAAGGGCCTTGAGCTTTTGGGTTTCAACTACGAAGAGCGTACAGAGCCCTTTCGGGGCGCTACGGGTGTAACACACCCACTTTTGGCAGAAGCAGCGGTTCAGTTCCAAGCGCAGGCATTCAACGAGCTATTGCCAGCCAGCGGTCCGGTACGAACCACGGTCCTTGGCTCACAGAGCACGGACAAGATGGACCAAGCCAAGCGTGTTCAAGACTTTATGAACTACTACATCACCAATGTGATGGAGGAATACACGCCTGAGTTTGACCAAATGCTGTTTTATTTGCCCTTGGCAGGTTCAACATTCAAAAAAGTGTACTTCGACGACGCTTTGGGGCGCCCTGTTTGTAAATTTATACCGGCAGAGCACCTTGTTGTGCCGTACGAGAGCAACGATCTGGAGACTTGTCCGAACATAACGCACATCGTGCGTATGTCATTGAACGATTTGCGCAAACAACAGGTCAGTGGCTTTTATCGAGACATCAAAGTGCTGCCTTCGCAGCCTGATTCGACCAGTGTAAGCGACGAAATTGACTACATTGACGGTACTCGGGCGTCGAGCGTCGACTATGACTGCACTTTGTTGGAGTGCCACGTCGATTTGGACCTTGAAGGCTACGAAGACACGGACGAAGACGGCGAAATGACAGGTATCAAGGTGCCTTACATCGTCACGATCAGTGAAGACAACGGTAAAGTGTTGTCAGTTCGCAGAAATTACCGTGAAGACGACCCTTTGACGGCCAAAATCCAGTATTTTGTTCATTATAAGTTCTTGCCGGGCTTCGGTTTTTATGGAATGGGCTTAATTCACACGATTGGCGGTCTTTCTAGGACTGCAACCGCAGCTTTACGTCAATTAATTGACGCAGGCACGCTTTCGAACCTGCCTGCGGGCTTCAAAGCACGTGGTTTGAGGATTAGAGACGACGATGACCCCCTACAACCCGGTGAATTCAGAGATGTAGACGCTCCGGGTGGCGTTATACGCGATAGTTTGATGCCTTTGCCCTTCAAAGGACCGGATGGCACGTTATTTCAGCTTTTAGGCTTTGTGGTCAGCGCGGCTCAACGATTTGCAACTATTACCGATATGAAAGTAGGTGATGGCAATCAATCGGCAGCGGTTGGCACGACGATTGCTATGATTGAACAAGGCGGTCGTGTTATGAGCGCCATACATAAGCGCCTACATTACGCCATGAAAGTAGAATTTCGGATTTTGGCGCGTGTGATGAACGAAAGCCTGCCAGATGTGTACCCGTACGCCGTTGCGGGGGCCGATCAGGCGGTGAAATCCAAGGATTTTGATGAACGTGTAGACGTATTACCGGTTTCTGACCCGAACATCTTCTCGCAAAGCCAGAGGATCGCTTTGGCTCAGACTGAACTACAACTTGCTATGCAGGCGCCGCAGATTCACAACATGCCGCAGGTATACCGTCGAGTTTACGACGCTATGGGTGTCAGAAATGTAGATCAGATCTTAAATGCTGAAGTGCCCGACGAAGTTCGCCCGAAAGATCCTGCGCAGGAAAACATGGACGCCCTTGAGAACGTGCCTTTAGAGGCTTTTAAGGGGCAAGATCACATGGCGCACATACAGTCCCACTTGTTGTTTGTAACGGGCGGTGTGGCCGCTACGTTGCCGCAGGTGGTGCTTACGATACAGAAGCACATCTTGAACCATATTCAGTTGATGGCAGAAGAGCAGGCAGAGGCTGCGTTTGCTCAACAGAACCCGAATGTGGCCATCGCAGATCCTACGAACAACGCACCGTTCCAAGCGATGGTCGCGCAGTTTGTAGCACAAGGCATGCAACAAGTTGTCGCACTGGGTCAGCAGATACAGCAGGCAGGTCAGCCACAAGAGCAACAAGGACCCGATCCGTTGATTGCGTTGAAAGAGCAAGAACTGCAACTCAAGGCGCAGCAAGAACAAAACGACGTGGCAGAAGAGCAGGCCAAACTGCAGTTAGAGCGTGAGAAACTTGCTCAACGTGAAGCAAACTTCCAGCAAAGGCTGGCAAGTCAAGAATCTCAGACTCAAGCACGCATTCAAGCGGGTATTGAGCGGGAGCTTTTGAAACAAAGAGGTGACGCATGAGAACAGTCAAAGTAAATGGCGTAACGCCAAAAGAACCGCCTACGCCCGTTGCGAAAGCGGAGATACAGAACCAAGGCAGTATTCCGTACGCAGTTGCAAAGGAAGAAGCTACGCCGAACACAATGACAGCAAAAATTACACGCGGTAAAAAGCGTGGAATGGGTGCTGCTTTGCGTGGCGGGGACTTTACAATCGCATAAAACGCGATAGTATCGGAGTTGCTCGGATAATAAACGACGAGGAAACTCATTGAACGATCTAGATGTCGTGCAGTTTGTACAAAAAACATTAAAAGGTCGCAAAGCCCAAATTCAGGAACTCATGTCTGAAGGCGGGATCAAAGATATGGAACATTACAGAGAATGCATGGGTGAGATCAGGGCGTGCGATTACGTTTTGGTTGAGCTCTCTGAAATGCTTGAAAAACAGGAACAAAGAGATGCCTGATACGAATGAAGCACTGGATGTGTCCGGTTGCTACGTCGCAGATGAAAACCGGGTCTTAGACCCGTCTTTAGTAGACAAAGAGCTTATTGAACGCTTGCCACAACCAACTGGCTGGCGCATTTTGATTATGCCTTTCCGCCCACCTGAAAAAAGCGACGGCGGTATTTTACTTGCTCCTAAAACTCTAGAAGAGGACGTAATACAGACTCAGGTCGGTTACGTGCTTAAAGCTGGACCGCTTGCTTACAAGGATAAAGAACGTTATCCGACAGGCGAGTGGTGCAAAGAAGGCGATTGGGTGATTTTTGCCCGATACGCTGGTTCTCGGTTTCGTTTGAACGGCGACAAAAAAGCTGCCTTTGGTAGCGAAGTTCGCATGCTCAATGACGACGAAATATTGGGAACGATTCTAGATCCAAAAGATATTTATCACGGTTAGGGGATAACACATGGCAGAGTCAAGACCCGCCCATGAAGCGGATGATGGTCAGATCGACCTAGAATTCACAGAAGACGCGCAAGAAATTATTCTAGATGAGCCAGAAACGGCAGCAGAAAGCACCGCTGAGACCGCTGTAAGCGAAGACGGTACAGAAGACGAGCACGAACAATACGGCAAGTCTGTTCAAAAGCGTATTAATCAGCTTACAAAACGGGCGCGCGAAGCGGAACGAGAGCGCGAAGAAGCCGTTAAATTTGCTCAAGCCGTTCAACAAGAGAATAGCAGTGTTAAACAACGTCTCCATAACTTAGATAAAAGTTATATCGACGAGTATGGCAACCGCGTTTCTTCCGAACAACAGCGAGCCAAGGACGAATATAAAACGGCGATCGAGACAGGCGATACAGATCGCCAGTTAGCTGCCCAAGAGAAAATGCAGCAATTAGCTGTAGCAGCAGATCGTCACGCACAGGCCAGAGCACAGAGAGAAGCGCAAGCTGCTCAAGTTCAAGCCGAGATCGAACAGCCTGTTTACCAGCCTGCTCCGGTGACACAAAAACCAGACCCACGCGCTGAAGATTGGGCGGAAGCAAACCCTTGGTTCGGTGAAGACTCCGCTATGACCTTTGCTGCCTTTGGTATCCACAAAGAGTTGATCCAAGAAAAAGGTATGGACGGCACTAGTGACGAATACTATAGTGCTTTGGACTCAAGAATTAGAGAGTCTTTTCCTCATAAGTTTGCAGATGAAGAAGAGACTACGAATACACGCCGGACTACACAAACTGTAGCCGGGGTATCTCGTCCGTCGAAAGGCGGGCGCGGCAAAAAGGTTAGACTCTCCCCTAGCCAAGTAACTATTGCCAAACGATTGGGAGTGCCGCTTGAAGAATACGCGAAGTACGTGAAGGAGTAGACATGACAGATTCAACAGACAGAGAGATTGAGGCTATCAAGAAGACTTCTCGCGCTAAATCATCGAGGGCTGCGACGGCTAAACGCACGCCGTGGTCCCCCAAGTCAAATTTAGATGCTCCACCCGCGCCGGATGGATATAAGCATCGTTGGATTAGGGCAGAAACCCGTGGGTATGACGACACTAGTAACATTAGTGCTCGGCTACGCGAAGGTTATGAACTTGTTCGACGAGACGAATATCCAGATTTTGAGGCCCCTACGATAGATTCGGGTAGATATGAAGGAGTATTTGGAGTTGGCGGATTGCTTCTGGCTAGGATTCCACTGGAAACAGTAGCAGAAAGAAACGCTTACTTTACACAAAAGCATGCGGATCAAGTTGAAGCTGTTGAAACTGATGTCCTACGCGAGAATGCACACTCAACGATGCGGATTGGCAAGCCTGAACGCCAATCTCGTGTTACTTTTGGTGGTCCTCGTAATAATTAGGTATTAGGAGACTTTTATGGCAAATCAGGAAACCGCGTACGGTCTACGCCCAATCGGGTTGGTAGGTAGTGCGACGAACTCCACAGGTGTGACTAAGTATGAGATCGCATCTGACAATACAAACGCTATCTTCCAGTACAGCATTGTTGTCCCTCTCGCCGCAGGCGTGATTGACCAAGCTGGCGCTACTGATGGCGGTACTACACAAGCCCTTGGGGTTCTGGTAGGTATTGAGTACGTCGATAGCACAACTAAAAAGACCACGTTCTTAAACTATTGGCCCGGAGCCAACAGCGTAAGCGTTGACACGAACTTCCCTGTCAAAGCCCTCGTTGCTGACAATCCGATGCAAACTTTCCAAGTAGCAAGTGACGCGACTTTAACTAATCGCGCAACTGCTTTGGCGGGTGTTTTCGCAAACGCAAGCCTCGGAACTTCTGCTCGTTCGGGTTCTACAGACACCGGTCGATCTACTTCGGCGTTGGGTGTGTCAACTATTGCAACTACAGCTACATTGCCGCTGAAAATCATGGGCATCGTTGATGACGACGCTAATAGTGATTTTACTGCAGCCGGTATACCGCTGATTGTTCGCATTAATGCGCACTACAACTCACCGAATGCTCGATTCGATTCACAAACCACTGCCACTACAACTGGCATCTAAGGTAGGAGAAATTCAATGCCTATTACTCGCGCACAATTAGCGAAAGAGCTTGAACCCGGCCTAAATGCTTTGTTCGGCTTGGAGTATGATCGTTACGATCAAGAGCACGCTGAAATTTTTGACGAAGAAACTTCTGACCGAGCGTTCGAAGAAGAAGTCATGCTTTCAGGGTTTGGTACTGCCCCTGTGAAATCAGAAGGCACCGCAATTTCATTTGATGACGCGCAGGAAACTTACACTGCACGATATACGATGGAAACAATAGCGTTGGCTTTTTCGATCACCGAGGAAGCCATAGAAGACAATTTGTACGACCGTCTGGCAGCACGTTATACACGTGCACTAGCTCGTTCAATGTCTCAAACCAAGCAAATCCGTGCAGCTAGCGTTCTGAACAATGCATTCAGCACTGGATCACCGATTGGTGATGGTGCGGCTCTTTGTTCAGCGGCTCACCCCTCTATCTCTGGTAACCAAACAAACCTTTTGGCAACTGCTGCCGACCTCAATGAGACGTCGCTTGAGCAAATGCTGATTGAGATTGCTGGTTTGACCGACGAAAGAGGTCTGAAGATTGCTGTTCGTGGAATGAAATTGATCATTCCAAAAGAACTGCAATTCATCGCAGAACGAGTGCTGAACTCAAACCTGCGTTCCGGAACGGCGGATAATGATATTAACGCCAACAAGTCAATGGGTATGCTTCCTGACGGTGCAGTAGTGAACCACTTCCTTACGGACAGTGACGCTTTCTTCATCAAGACAGACGCTCCTAACGGCTTCAAACTGTTCAACAGAACCCCCATCAAAACAGCGATGGAAGGGGACTTTGACACCGGCAACATGCGCTTTAAAGCTCGCGAAAGATACTCTTTCGGCGTCAGCGATTGGCGTGCCGTGTTTGGTACACCGGGCGCGTAAAGCAAGCTTTTGCTGCTTTGGAAGGGCGACTATGTCGCCCTTTCTTTTTGCCTGTTGTTTAGTTATTGTTGACTGATCCTGACAGCCGCATTCCGTGGCTGACACCGGCCAAGACAGGAGAAAATCATGGCTAATACTACTTTCAACGGTCCCGTCCGTTCAGAGAACGGTTTCACTGTAGTTTCAAAAAATGCCACCACTGGCGCTTTTACAGATGTTGCAAACATTGCCTCTACGGGCATTGTTACCAACAAGTACGTCAAGCACGTAGGTTTTGCCACAGGTGTAACGGTTAACACCACTGCTGGCGATAGTCCTACCATTGGCGAGTTCACGCAGCCTGCTAACACAATCATCACTGACATTAAGATCTTTTGTGACACCGCTCCTGTTATTGGAACAGGCGACATTGGTTATGAAGTTGGTACTTCCTCTTCTGGCGCCCAAATCGTAGCGGCGGTAACTGATGAAATTCTTGATGGCGGTACGACTGTTGTTGAGCACAACGTAACCACAACAACGCTTGTGGCTCAGACGCAAAGCGGCACCACCGCTCCTGCTTCTGTTCAATATACAGATACTGCAAGAACTATCTACTGCAACATTACCAATACAGTTGATGCAACAACAGCGGGTTCGTTCACTTTCATCATTGAGTATGTGCAGATCGCTTAATAGGAGAAGTCTATGTCAGGCTCAGATGTAATTTCAGTTACTATTACGGCTGACACTGTTGCAGCGGATGATGATGGAATATCCGCAGATGCGGCAGTAGGCAACAACGCCGCCTTGACGATAGGTGGCGCATTAGCCTCCGGTGGATCTGTGACACTTAGTCATGCCAGAAAGGTGACTATCACTTCAGCGGGCGATGACGACGAAATATCTTTTACCGTAGTCGGTACAGACGTAAACGGCGATGCTCAAACTGAAACGGTTACTGGTGCGAACGCCGGGGTAGCCACTAGTAGCAACTTCTTTTTGACTATAGCGAGTATTACGGCAGTCGGCGATCCAGCGGGCAACGTGAAAGCAGGCATTAGCGCCGACGCTTCCGACGTCATTTTTGCAGGTAGGGCTCGATTAAAAGGCGCCTTTTTGACCAGCACGGCGAACGCGGGCAACTTGGATTTTTTGACCACTAGCCCTTCGGGTACTAGTTTGATGAAGATAAGCTCCGTAGGGTCTGCTACTGCTACAAGAGACGTGATCGTGCCAGAAGAAGGTGTTTTGTTCACTGCCGGTATTTTTGTGCAATATACGGTAAGCACGTTTTTGACTCTTACTACCTTTCATGCATAACGATGGCGACAACCAAAGACGTTAAAAGAACACCCTCGGGACGCTTGCAGTACCGAGGTGAAACTTTTTCTGGGTATAACCAGCCGAAGAGAACGCCGGGCAAAAACAAAAAGTCCGCAGTTCTTGCAAAAAAAGGCACCGAGGTAAAGATAGTACGGTTTGGAGATCCAGACATGACTATCAAAAAAAACCAACCGGGTCGTCGTAAGAACTTTAGAGCTCGCCACGGTTGTGATACGGCAAAGGCAAAAGACAAATTTACCGCTAGGTATTGGAGTTGTGACGCATGGTGATGACACGCGGAGACATGCCCAGAGGTTTGACCTATTACGCTAAGGGCGGCGGCGCCTCCAAAAAAAGTAAGGGCAGCAAAATATGCCCTGCAGGCAAAGCATGGGCCAAACGCACTTTCGACACTTATCCGTCAGCTTACGCAAACATGGCGGCTTCTAAGTACTGTAAAGACCCTAATTACGCCAAAGCCAGCAAAAAGAAGAAGTAGTGGACATTTACCGCGTGCAGACAGGGACTAAATACGGAACGTTGTTTGCAAACGATGACGACAATCTTGCTGAACTCAAATCTTGGTTTTTGACTCAAGTAAAAGCCGACTTAGAGGAAGATAGCACTCTTACCGACAGTGTAATTGATCAAACGATGGCGAACTGGCAAAACACTTTTGATGAGTTGTCCAAAACTATTTCATACGAGGCAACAGACAAAGGGCTTTGCGAGTCTCTAGCAGGCGGATACGTCGCTGCAGGTGGTAACACCATCATCAACAAAAGCATGGGTCTTGAGGCGTGGAGCTAGATAGATGGGCGAGTTAAAGAAATGGCGCGATCAAAACTGGGTACGTATTAATGCCGAAGGCGATATTGTCGGAAAATGTGGCACATCTCCTGACAAGCGAAACCCTGATCGTTGTTTACCAGAGTCGAAAGCAAGAAGTTTGACGAAAGCAGAGCGTGCAGCGACCGCACGCAAAAAGAAGAAAGAAGGCAAAAAGGGCAAAACAGTAGTGGCAAACACGAAGAAAGCTACTGTAAAGATGCGGAATGGGGGCGAGGTTCGTCAACAGATCGCCAGAGGCTGCGGCGCTATTATGAGCGATCGTAGGAAAAAAACGAAGTATCTGTGAGGTTGATATGTCTAGAGTAAATCTTGGGATGGGCGGATTTAAGAAAAAATCATCGCCTAAAAAGAAAAACATGAAAAGCAAGGGTAGCGCACAAGGCGTCAAAATGAAGTCGAAAGGCGGCGCTATGGGCGGTAAAAAAGAAATGATGCCCGGCGGCATGAAAAATGGTGGCGGCGTTAAGCCAAAAGGCATGAAGAATGGCGGCAAGATGGCTACTAAAGGCTATCGAATGGGCGGCAAGGTCAAGAAAAAAGGTGACAAGGTAGGCGGCAAAATCTAACAATGGCCTATTTACAATCTAACATCCCGCACTTTAAGTGCTGGGTGCGGCGTGAATACACGCACAACCATGAGAAATACCACGGGGAGTTTCTTCATGCAATGGTGATTGGTGTCACTACGATGCCGTGTAGGTGCTTGAGTTTTCAAGTTATTTTTACAGGCATAGAAGCGGAAGGCGAAGAAGAGGACACGGTGCATGGTGGTGCAATGTGGGCTCGCATGCCGATTACCGCTTTAGTAGGCGATATCCCATTAGAAGAGTGGCCCGACGCCATGCCGGTGTGGGCCGCACAGCCTTGGGATTGTAGCTCACACCACCACGCGGTCTACGTTTTGGATCGAGCTACGCCTTGTCCTTGGTTAGCCAAGATCGACGGTGAAATGTACCCGGCAAAGTATTTGTTTACCGTGGACTACACAGAAAGCGAGATTGCGGATGATCCAGCCCAGCACAAGCAAAGTCATGTTTTGCAGTTGCTCGACGCAGGAAGTTGGACCGGCAATATAGTGGCTCTGCCTAATAACAGGGTGCGTGTTACTCATCCGGCATGGTTCGAAACAGGAGAGGGTGGACCAGATTTTAAGCCATCTGCGCATATACATTACTCAAAATCCGATTTAGATTACACGCTTGATGTAAACCAAATTTTTGACAACTTATACAATGACAACTAGCAGCAGCAAAAACTTCGAATTAGACGTTGCCGAATATGTTGAAGAGGCATTTGAACGCTGTGGGCTAGAGGTTCGCACGGGCTACGATTTGAAAACCGCCCGTAGGTCGTTGAATTTGTTGTTTGCAGATTGGGCAAACCGTGGGCTCAATCAATGGACGATTGAACAAACTACTATAACCCTAGCAACAGGCATAACAGAGTACCCCGGCGGTACTTTGACAATGACTGTTGGAGGTTCGGGTTCTTTCTCCGTAGCCGAAACCATCACGGGTGGCACTAGCGGCGCCACGGCGTCGATTACTAGCAAACCTAGTTCTACTACGCTCGCGATTACAATACCAAGCGGCACTTTTTCGGCTTCTGAAACCATCACGGGTGGCACCAGTGCGGCTACGACGACGGTTAGTGCGGCGGTTGATTTCGGTGACGTGCGAAGTACCATTGACATTTTGTCGGCGGTTGTCACGAGAGACAGCACCGATTTCCAAATAGAACGTGTAAGTCGGTCTAGCTACCTCAACATCCCAAACAAAGCTCAAACCGGTAGGGTGAACGAGTTTTTCTTAGACAGACAGATTACGCCGATATTGAAAGTTTGGCCTGCGCCTGAAAACAATACGGACGTCGTGAAGTTTAATCGATTGACTCGTATTGACGACGCCGATACCAACACCAACACTGTTGACGTCCCCTTTCGTTTCTACCCTTGTTTGACCGCTGGTTTAGCGTATTACCTAGCTATGAAGCGTAACCCTCAAATGATGGGTGTATTGAAGCAGGTGTATGAAGAAGAAATGCAACGCGCGATGGACGAAGATCGTGATCGTGCTTCGTTACGAATTAGCCCGTCGTACGATTACTACAGGACCTAACGATGTCTGGTTTCGCTAACGGCAAAAACGCATACGGTATCTCCGATCGCTCTGGCTTTCGATACAAACTGCATCGTATGAAAAAAGAGTGGAACGGCTCTCTGGTAGGACCGGATGAATACGAAGCCAAGCAACCTCAATTGTTTCCACCACCGAATGTCAGCGACCCGCAGGCGATTAGGAATGCTCGTCCAGACCGGGTAGAACCTTTGGTGATTACGGTAGGTGTGCCTTTGTTGACTGAAAAACGATTTATTCCTGTCAAAGCTACAGGTCAAGTCGGCAACGTCGAGGTATCTACGCCATGAGCTTTACACTTGCTACCTTGAAAACTGCTGTGCAGGACTATTGTGAGACGGCAGAAACTACGTTTGTAAACAACTTGCCGGTTTTCATCAAAGAAGCAGAAGAGCGCATACTCAAAAACATTGAGTTGCCTTTCTTTCGTAAGAACGTGACAGGCACCGCTGCGTCAGGCAACACGTATTTGTCGACGCCTACTGACTTTCTGAGCCCATACAGCTTGGCTTTGATATCCAGTAGTGACTACGAGTACTTATTGTTCAAGCAAGTTTCTTTCATACGGTCGTATACACCGAACCCGGCGACTACGGGCATACCGAAATATTACGCTTTGTTTGACGATACGACGTTTATTCTAGCGCCAACACCGAACACGACCTTTACTTTTGAACTGCATTACAAGTATCGGCCCGATTCTTTAACAGCGGGTGCTGATAGCGGGACCACTTGGCTTTCAACCAACGCGCCTGACGCAATGTTGTACGGCTCTTTGGTTGAGGCGGCTACTTTCCTCAAGATCCCCGAGGAAGCAGCGGCATACGATCAGCGTTTTGCGCAAGCAGTAGCGGCGCTGAAAGCTCTGGGCGAAGATTATGGCGCTAGAGACGAGTATCGTTACGACATTTCAAAAGGTAGATAGACATGTTTGCTGCTGTTTCTGAGTCAGGGTTAGGTCAAGTTTCTGTTGCAACAACAACAAACAAAGGCCACGACCCGGAGTTTTGGGCCCAAGCCATATCGGACAGGGTTGTGAGCGTTGGTGGTAATTGTCACCCGGTTATTGCAGAGCAAGCAGAGGCGTTTAAAGAAGCGGTGAAAGTCACGGCTTTGTATTATATTAAGGAAGCGATAAAAAGCGACCGAACCACACTTATAGGTGAGTTGGAAAAACAAGGCCAGAGTGAAATGGCTAACATAATCAGGAGACTATAATGGCTATTACAACAGCACTATGCACCAGTTTCAAACAAGAAATACTGGAAGCCGTTCACAATTTTAAGAACTCTGGTGGCAGCACTTTTAACCTTGCGCTATACACAAGCTCTGCAAGCTTGGGCGCTGGTACAACTGCATATACGACTTCAAACGAAGTATCGGGCACCAACTATACCGCCAAAGGTGCGTCTCTGACGCGGGTTGACCCTAGTACGTCGGGAACTACAGCACTCACAGACTTTGCAGACCTGACATTTTCAAATGCAACAGTGACTGCGAGAGGCGCACTGATATTCAATGACAGTGCTTCGGGCGATCCAGCAGTGTGTGCGCTTGATTTTGGCGGTGATAAAACATCGACTGCTGGTGATTTTACCATTCAGTTTCCTGCAGCTGATGCATCTAACGCGATAATAAGAATCGCTTGAGATGTTGTGGCCCAACAAACTCAACAGAGGCGGATGACCGAAGAAGAGTATTTAGAATGGGTCAAACAGCAGCAAGATCAAAGTCATAACCAATAGGATTTAACGTGTGGCGAATGTTACTGGCTGGGGTAGAGGCACTTGGGGCCAAGGCACATGGGGTGAACCAATCCCAGTTGTTGTCACGGGTGTCGCAGGGACTTCAGCCGTTGGCACAGTTACAGTTGCGGCAGCAGCTAATACTTCGGTTACAGGCGTTGCAGGAACGAGCGCAGTTGGATCTGTCACCGTTGCGGCAGC